CCTACAATGCTGACATCACATACTATCCTGGCGACATTGTCACAGGCGCAGATGGCAAGAAATATCAGGTCACCCAAGAAGTAACAGGAATAGCACCTCCTAATGGTACCTACTATGTGATCGCTGACACGCTGAAAGATATCATCTCGACCTACAACAAAGAAATGCAGATCACGTCAGCTGTATTAAATCAAGCAGAAGCTGATGCTCCTAAGAGTGGATATGATAACAGCAAGTTCTACACCTTGCAGAGAGCAGAGGATGGCACAGCGGAACTTGCTTCGGTAGATGCCACTGCTGTGACTGTAGATGCTGAGACACAGGCCACTGACATAGATGGCACACCGTTGTTTGATGCAGACGGCAATCCTGTCTACGTAGGACAGACTGCAAGCTCGATGCTTATGTCTGCAGACGGCGACGGCTATAACGGGTATCTGACCAGAGATGGCCTGCCGCCTAACGGCGCTCCATTTACTGCCGGTATCGCATTTCCTATCAATCCCACTGTGGGGCAGTTTGCTCTTAGGACTGATTATCTACCCAACAGACTGTTTAGATTTGATGGCAGACGTTGGACTAAATTTGAGGACAATGTGCGCATGACCATGAACAATCTCGGAGCCAGTGATGTAGGCTCGGGTGACACCTATGCTGGCAAAGATATTCGTCAGACACAGAAGGCCACGTTTGTCAACAACACTACAGTGACTACCATAGATGGTCATGAGACCAAAGAAAAACAGAGCCTTACCAAGGCACTAAGACCACAGGCGGATGAATAATGGATTTTTTCTATGATGGGCAAATAAGACGCTATGTAACACAGTTCATGCGTGTGTTCATAGGCTTCAAATACAAAGCTGGCAATGGTGATGAGGTCAGTGTGCCTGTAAGCTATGGTGACATGGCTCGCCAGGTAGCTGCTATCATCAAAGAAAATTCAGAAAATAAAATGCCGTCTGTGCCCAAGATCAGCTGTTATATCAGTGCCCTAGAAATGGATACGTCGCGGCTCAGTGATCCTACGTTTGTTTCTAAAGTGCATGTGAGGGAACGCAGATTCACAGATGCTGCGGGAACTAGAGAATATCAAAATGCGCAGGGTGGCAACTATACCGTAGAAAGACTAATGCCAACTCCTTTCAAGATGACCATGAAAGCAGACATATGGACTTCTAACACAGATCAAAAGCTGCAACTGCTGGAACAGATCCTTGTGCTGTTTAACCCTAGTCTAGAACTACAGACCACAGACAACTATCTAGATTGGACCAGTCTCAGCACACTGTATCTTACCAGCACAAACTTTACCTCAAGGACTATTCCTGCTGGTGCGGAAAGCGAAATAGATGTCTGTAGCCTTGACTTTGAAATACCAATCTATATCACTGCCCCTGCGAAAGTTAAAAAATTAGGTATCGTACAGACTATTATTTCAAATGTGTTCACAGAAACTGGAGATGTTGCTGATCTCGAACAGTTAATTTACAATCGTGAAAAACCAACAGTATCTATAGTAACTAATTCTAGTAACAGATATCGTGTGCTGCTGTTTAAGTCTAACACAGGCAACCTCACAGACAATCAGTATGACCTCACGCTGGTCAATCCTGACGCAGCAGTCTTATCACTGGGACTAGATGCACAAGAATATAAAAATGGTGAGCCCGTAGAATGGGATCGTATCCTAGAAGTACAGGGCGGATATGTACCAGGCAGCGATGTGTTTTTTCTCAAAGATAGTGACAGTGAAATTGTTGGCACATTTGTGATCAATCCTTTAGATAGAACAGTATTGACTGTGACTCTAGATCCAGATACCTATCCTGCTAACTCAGATATAGCAAGTGCTATAGAAACTCGTGGCACCGTGGATGCTATCATCGATCCTTACAAATACAATCCTCTAGAAGTGTATGGTAATCATGCTGGTATTCCTATAGGTTTGAGATTCCTCATGTTGGAGGATGTCAACAACAGTGCGAATCGCGGAGGATTCATCGAATACCCTAGTAATCCCGCAGACAGCACCAATGTGCCTTATCGCGGACCACAGGCTTGGCGTGAGCCCGGCAACGACGATTCGTCATGGGAAAACCAGGACGGCACTGATCCTGTAATCACAGCTAACTCCATCATAGAATGGTCCGGAACCAAGTGGAACACTATCTGGGATCCCGATGATAACACCTTACAAGATGATGCCGTTATTGATCAAGATTTCGAAGCCACCTATATCCAAAACATCCGCACAGGTATCAAATACAAATGGGACGGCTCGCAATGGCTCAAGGCCTTTGAGGGCGAGTATGCGCCAGGACGTTGGAACTTCAGGATGGTCTGACGCTAAGTACTCACATGCAACAGCGTGCCGGACTGCTATTTTTAGCCAAAACCACAGGTAGAATACTGTTGATCCTCGAGGATCAACGATGGACTGTACCTACTTTCGTGAGAACAGGACCTTTGTTGGAAGACAGTGCTCCGCTGCTCAAAGATTATGCCACAGGCAGAATACTGCCTATTGAGTTGTATCTGTCAGAGGATCGAGGATTTGAATACGGCACCTATGTGTGTGTGGTTGATCAAGAATTTCTAAACTCTGCGGTGCGGACTGTGTGCTGGGCCGATCTAGATGATCTTCCTAAACAACTGCATCTGGGTTTGAAAACCACGCTGAATAATCAAGTGATCAGAATTAAAATTGAAACTATCATGGAGTTAGAAAATGTCAAGCCTACTACAGAAATCTAGTAGATTTCAACAAGACCACGAACGGTATCTAGCCAAGATTGAACAGATTCCAGAAGGTGAGTTCAAACAAGAAGTCAAAGAACTGCTGAACAAATTGATCTCTGAAGTTAGAAAACTAGACACCATGCACATGGAAATGATCTATACCAAACAGATGCCGTCTATGGGTTCCGATATGAAACAGAATATAGTAGCTATTCGTAAAAAACTAGATAACAAATTAAAAAATCTAGACTAGTTTCTCTCTAATTAGATGCTGCCAAAGTTCTTGATAGTTATTGTGCCTACCATACCGGCATGTGATTGGCACTGATATCTATAGTTACCTGATATAGAATCGGGTATCTTCCAATACAATGTGCCAGATTGTTTTCCTTGCGCTGACGCCCCTGTGGTCACTACTCCGCTGGTGGTTACATGCACCAATCCAGTGTTGTAATTGGTACCGGTGTTGTCCTGTATTAGGAACGGATGGCTAGTAGCGCCGGCCAAATTGAATGCGATAGTCGTAGCATTGATGGCATATATGGTAGGATCATCTGTGGTACCGTACTGATCAAATCTATAGGCTGATGTGCCGTTGGCAGTGACATCCAACATAGTGATCGCAGGAAGATAAAATCTATCCACGGTGAGACTTCCTGCATCGCTAAGACCAGTGAATGCAGTAGCGCCAGCGGCGACTGTGCTGGTTATAGTTACTGTGTCTGTGCCTGCATCTGTGGTAATAGAAATACCTGTACCGGCTGCTATTGTCAGTGTATCTGTGCTAGAATCTGCTACGATGTTGCTCTGTCCGGTGACTGCCACAGTGGAAAATGTATTTTGAGCAGCACTGCTATTGGTTATAGTTATCGTATCTGTACCGGCATCTGTGGTAATAGTTATACCACTACCAGCTACCAGTGTTAATGTGTCTGTGGCAGAATCAGCTACAACAGAACTTTGTCCAGCTACTGCGATAGTAGCGAAACTGTCGGATGCTGCTCCGCCGCCGCCTGCTACTGTAGCCCATGTATTATCTCCTCTGAGATAGGTAGTAGCGTCTCTAGTGCCAGACGCACCTAGTCTAAGCACAGGTACTGTCCCGCTGGTAAGTTCAGTGGCGTTCAATGCAGTAAGATTTGCACCGCTGGCGGCTGGCAGGGTCGCAGGCAATGCTGTGAGATTTGCTCCGCTTAGTGCAGGCAGTGTAGCTGGAAAACGTGCATCTGGTATAGTTCCAGCAGTCAGTTGTGTAGCATTTAACGCAGTCAGAGAACTGCCGATACCACTGAAGCTGGTAGCTGTCAATAATCCAGCGTCTGATATAGTCGCAGAACTGTTTTGAATGATTGTACCTGTGGTACCATCGTAGCGTATGATAGCATTATCCACATACCCGCCGCCTGCGCTTAATACATCCCCTGTTCCCGCGCCTGACGCTCCTGTGGGGCCTGGTGGTCCTTGTGGTCCGGGAACTCCTACGGCGGTGGTCGATTGCCTTGTCCCGTCCGCGAATACAATTTCATTGCCTACCACAACATCTGAATCAAATGCCACCGTAGGCGTAAATGTGATGGTGGAACTGTCTGCTGAATCTATTGTGGTTCCTACAAAAGTAATAGAACCTGTGCTGGTAGTTGAACTTATGGTTACGGTGTCTGTGCCAGCATTGGTAGTAATAGTAATATTAGAGCCGGCGACTAGGGTTAGTGTGTCAGCAGTAGAATCGGCTATCACAGAGCTCTGTCCTGCAACAACCACAGTGCTAAATGAATTGGGCAGACTAGATTCGCTGGCTACTGGCACCCAAGCACTGGCATGAGCGTAATACAATTTCCCCGTATCGTGTGCGTGGGCTACCATACCGTGCCAATCTACAGCAGGAACTTCACTGGTTAAATCAGCCAGTGTGTCCCAGTGGAAACGTATCTTATTTTTTTGGCCAGATACTTCCAACAGTCCGTTGATGTGCAACATACTGGCGCTATCGTGTGTATGCCAATAAACTTCAGCAAGATCGTTGACCTGACTGCCTGTACTAGGATAGTAGGCTATTCTACCAGCTACACCTGCCTGTACCCCACCACTAAATCCTGCTGAATTAGCTTTGGCAAGGAAATCTGAGTTAGTGATATTTGTTAAGTCTGCCTTAGCTAGTGTATAACCTCCCTGATATTGTCCGTCATACAAACGAAGTGTATTTGTATCTTTATCGTAGAATATTTCTCCGCGAGATCCAGTTTTTCTATCTAGAAAATCAGCATCTCTAGGTATGATTCTTAAAATATTGAGGGTTTCTCTGGTCATAATAGTATTTATCGAAAAATGATTTAGGTTTTCGCCAAATAACTATATTACAATTAAGTTAAAATATCAAAGATATCGTCTAGACAAAATAACTTTATAAAATACTAATATATCCAGCAGAATCTTCTGGCCCTGGACACACGTTTCCGACAAAATCAACATTGAGTGTTTGGCGTATTCCTGGACCTTGAGGATAAACGCCATGTAGTAACCAGCTAGGAAAAATTACGATCATTCCCGGTTTTGGAGATATATGAACTACTTTATGTTTTACCGGAGTTAATGGATGATAGGGATCGGACTGTAATACAAAATAAATTTGACCCGCTTTATCGTCGTTTTTATTTTGTTCCGGTACTTCGAGATAGGTCACAGAGCATACAGAATTTGGTCCATGATCGTGTATCGTATGATAACTGCCTTCTTCGCCGATCACAGTCCACGATCTGTTTGCTGAAATTCCTTGCCATTGACCTGGCATAAGACCGTGATGTACCAATAACTTTTGTACGGTGTTTTCATACCACAATTTAAGTTCAGCCCATCCTTGTGGTTCTTCATGAACTTGGGATGGCATCCATGACGGGTTTATTAAGTAGTGCTGTCTAGATAATGGGCCTTTAGCTGTGGTATATGATGACCAATCTTCCGACGTTACATCACTGACTACTTTTTTAATAGTACCTAAATCAGCAATGTGATCAGTGATCAGCCAATTTAATCCTTGACTAATTATCAATTTATCTGCTCTGGATTGTCAATTAGCCATTGTAACGCCTGCCTATGATCAACAAATTCTCCAGAATCGATATCCTCTTTAGGAAGATTATACGGTATTGATTCCATTAGATGTTTAGCCTGCATGTCCACATCTTTCTGTGCTAATTCTTTGCTGATTAATCCTAGACCATGCATTACTAATATCCAGTTGGCTTCTTTAAACATGACTTTTCTATTTGAAAATTCTGACTTACTAGGAAATTTGTATTTGTATAATTCTAATTTGTCTTCTAACCCCGAAGGTTTTGGAAGAGTCTTAGCAGATTTCCAAAAATCTGTGTCAGTTCTCTTAGTGATATAATGTAATGCTACATAATCTAAAATATTTTCAAGAAGTTCATCACATTCTTGATTGAATTCGTCGATCACCCGAGTAGTTTTAATTTCCGGTATATAAGCAGGTAATAAATGATTTAACTTGAATGCCTGTTGTATACTGCATCCTATTGAGCTGGCTTCTAGAGGTTCAATAAAACTGCTAGATAAACCAATAGCTACACAGTTTTTTACCCATGATTTTTCTAAACATCCTGCATCAAATTTTATTTTTTTTGCTACTTGTATTTTATGTCCATAGAGCTTTTCAACTTCGTCAACGGCCTTGTCGAAATCTATAAAACTATCATTGAACACGTAACCATTGCCGTATCGTTGTTGAGTTGGAATTCTCCATAACCATCCATTGTTCATTGCCTTTGCTAGTGTCCAACTGGGAATTTTTTCTGTGGTTTCTGTAGGGAATGCGATAGCACTGTTCATTGGAAGATATTTTTGGTAACTGCGCCATTTGACCCCCATAGTTTTGTGCAAAAGCAAACGATGAAATCCGGTACAATCGACATATAAGTCATAACTAAGGTGTTTATCAGTTGTGGTAATTAACTCTTTGATTGCGCCCTGCTCATCCAATTTAACTTCTTTGATTTCTGCTTTTATGGTGTTTATTTTTCTTTGATCGCAGAGATCGTGTAGGAATTTATTTAATTTGGTTGTGTTAAAATGAAATTGGTTTATAGTAAAGAACGGCATTCTATGCAGACTAGGTTCTATATATTTGTGAATGAGATCCTTGGGGCCTGCTCCGTTGGCTATCAGATATGAGTATACAAATTTACTGTTGCTTTGACTCTCCATGTTAAAAGCACTGCTAATTGTGTGAATATAATTTGTACCATCGCCATTCCAGTTATCAAAATTAATACCGTATTTAAAAGTACAATCAGTATGTTTGACCAGCTCAGTGGTACTGATATCACAGTGCTGCATGAAGGTAGCCCAATGTTCAGTGCTGCCTTCTCCTACCCCTACGATTCCTATCTGATCTGATTCTATCAAATCAATCTGTAGATTAGGATATGTTTTTTTTAAAATCAAAGCGGTAGTTACTCCGGCTGTGCCCCCACCTACTATAGCTATGTTATTAATCAATGTCAGTTACCTTTTAAGTTTTAAATTGTGTTTTTGTGTTCAACTGAGACACCCTCTCCGATTTCGTCAGGAGTATATTTGTTGGGACCTTCGCAGAAATATATTGTAGCATATCCTAGGTATATGCTTCTAACATAATCAAATTCCCAAGTGAGTATATTTTCTAATCCGATATTTTTCCAGGTTAGTTTCCATGACGGATCAATGTCGTCCATGTGATCGTATTTGAATTCATAGACAATTGTACATTTGGCCTGCCATTTGAATTGATTTATCAATCCTCGCGGGTCATTTACTAGTTCTAACGCTGTTGCAAATATCACAGTATCAAAATCTTTTGGTAAATTAGATGCATCAATGAGTGTTGTTGAAGGATCAATGGCGTGGAAAACCGACGGTGTTGTTGGTTTTTTTATAGCATCCGTGGGGTTTCCGATGTAGAGGACCTTTCCGTCTTTTCCGATAAACTGAGAAATTATTTCGTCATGATGCATGTCTATCTCCTATGCAACTACTTATTTTACAGTAATAAGATATGAGATCAAATATGAATTAATACCCGTATAGTTCCCAACCGTAGCTGGCCCAACCGCTACCACCGCTTGTAACAACTATGCGGTATGCTAGGTATGGTGTAGTATTGGTTGATTGGTAATCCAGTGCTTGGCGGTCAAATGCTGAGCCTGGGCCGCCACCGTCACCTGTAATAATTGTGGTCCAGTTTCCAGCATTATGGAAGTTTGCACCTTGACCACTATCGTTACTACCTTGAATAGTAAATGCTTGTAAATGGTTAGTGTGAGCAATTAGACGTAGTTGATTTACAACAACTCCGTTAGGATATTTGTTACCCATGTAAACTGCACAAATTCCGTTAAAAACAGCTGGACTAGAATGCCAACCGTAGCTTAGACTTCGCGTACGATCATCTCCCAGGCCATCGCTGGCCGCTGATCCAGCACCGCCTGCACCGTTATTTCTTACAGCAGCGTTTTGCATATTCTGTTGACTATGTGGCATGTCAGCAGTATTAAGAGGAAGTTTAGGAACGTATTCTAAAATTGTATATTGTCCCGGCACACTTTGGCCGCTGCCACTACCGTCCCACCACTCAGTGTGGAATAGATGCGCATTGTGATTACCGTCTACGTATGCTCGATATCTGTGCCCCATACGAGCTTTTTGTCCAGCGCCCCAGCTTGGAATATCCCATTCTATGGCGTTGGTATTTTCTATTTCGTGTCCGCCTCTAGTAAAGCGGCCATACTCTATGTCATCTCTGTAAAAAATATAGTGCATTATCATGTGGCTGGAACCATAGTCTCTGGTGTGAATGCACCATGTGGATCTTATTCTACTGTCTGATCTTACTGGAGTAAAATCGGCATAGCCTCCAGGCATCCAATAATAGGTGTTATCACCACGAATCCAGCCGTTTCGGTGTGTGTAACTTACTCGTTGAACTACCCTGTGAGCGAAATCTTGTATGTTTCTGGATATTGATCCATCTTCACTTTGAATGGTTGAAACGTTTAATTGGGCGGTCATGGTGCTGTCACATACTCCTCTACCATTACGTAACTTGGTACTGATCTACTAGTGTCGCTGCCGTCAAGCCAACGACGGCCGTTGAAATGTGTTGAGTGCGTTCCGTCACCGTATTGTCTAACTTGATATCCCATCATACCTGCTCGCCCCGCACCCCAACTAGGAACTTCCCATCTATGAACATGTGCATGACTCATGTGCGTTCCTGATTTACTGTGACGAGCATATTCTTGACCACCTGCATAAAATTTCCAATGAGTGATACTGTGGCTATTTTGACGATGCCCCACAGGAGCATTGCAGGTATATACCAATATACTGTTGCTATACATGGGAGTAATACTCAAAGAATTTCCTGGAATTGGTCTGTATTCGTTTCCTGGATTCCAAAGTCCTCCACCGCCTTGCTCTGGATTTCCACCACCGTGGAATCGCTTGTAAATTCTCTGCACCAATCTTCTTTGAAAATAAGTGGTGGCTAAACTGACACTGGCAGTTGAGTTAGTAATGGTATTAACTCTTAAAGTTGCAGTCATAATTATTTAGGATACTTGGCTTTGATTTCTAATCTACGTGCTTGTAATGCCTCAGCTTTTTCGGGACGATTTTCAACTACCATTTCCCATAGTGCAACTAGAATTTCATCTTTACCGGGGTATTCACCAGGTGTTGATCTTTTCTGGGCAATTTTCATCAATCTAATTTCTTCTTTGATTGTTTCCCATTTAGCAGCTAATGCTTCTCTGCTGGGCATTGGTTCGCTTGGTTCCATCCACGAAATATCTTCATAGTTGGGGCCTCTTACACCGTACTGGCGACCTGCATAGAATCTATGCATAACTTCACCGAAATCTATTTCACTTGACATGTTTTATCTCCTAATCTTTTGGTTGTATAATACCATAATGTTATTTAGCGGGCAGTAACTATGCCTTCGGTATTATCAGCACCGGCTGGTAATCCTGATTGTGCCCATTCTTCAACTATTAACTGTCCGTAGGCGTTTTGAGTTGATGTAGTGCCGTTCCAATAGTATGTTCTATACAGTCTAGTTTCGTGGTTGTCGTTGGTATGAGATCGTACTTGATATCCAATACGTCCAGATGATGTACCCCAACTTGGTACATCCCACTTCAGTGTATTTCCATCTTCCACATGTGTGCCGCCCATACCATGTCTATAATAAAGAACACCATTAACATAAAATCTCCAATGGCTGATACTGTGGGCGGCGTTTGACCAAGCTGTTGGCACACGCCAAATAAACACAATCCTGCTGTCTGCACGTTGGGGAGTAAAATCTACAAATCCTCCTGGTGCCCAGTTGCTGGTAGTGTCCGGATTCCATTCTCCTGAGGTATATTGACTATGATATCTTTGTATGCATCTAGTAGCCAGTTCTCTGATAGGAATTACCAGTGATCCAGTGCTGCTGGCTATATAGCTGGTGGTTAAAGTACCCATTATAACACGATCTCCTCGATGAACAGCTGTCCGCGACAATTCTGATTTGATCCAACACCATCCCAGTATTCTGTGGTATACATTCTAAATTCGTTGCTGTCATTACTATGGGCGCGATGTTGAAGACCGATACGACCGGTGCTGGTACCCCAGCTTGGAATTTGAAATTGCCATATGTTGCCGTTTTCTCCGTGCTGTAGGCTGTCTTCCCAGCGATAATAAATTATGTTGTTGGCGTAAAAATACCAGTTTCCAATAGCATGTGTTGATCCACCGGCTCTTGCTATTGGTAGCCTCATAGTATAACTAATAACGCTGTCTGCTCGTTTTGGAGTGAAATCGTAAAAAGCGCCTGGCACCCAGTTGTATGAATTATCTGGATTCCATACCCCGGCGGTATAATCCTGTCTAATATATTGTATGACTCGTGTGGTTAATTCTACCACAGGAATAGTCACAGATCCAGAGACATCTTGTAAGGTTGAAATCTGTACATTATTAGGCATCTATTACACTCCTGGAAGATATTCTTGAATCACGTATTGGCCGCGACAGTTTTGTACTGAGCCGCCACCATCCCAGTATTGCGTACAATAAGGTCTAACTTCGTTGTTATCGTTGGCATAGGCCCGCATTTGGTAGCCGATACGTCCTGAAGCTGTGCCCCAGCTGGCCACATCCCATACATAGGTACGCATATCTTCGTGATGTTCTCCAGATACTCCATGTCGTCCTTGCTCAGCACCGTTGGCATAAAATATCCAGTGACTGATAGCGTGTGCTGAGCCAGAATTTCTTGCATAAGGAATCATGCAGGTCATGCGTATTCTAGATGTTGCCAGCAATGGAGTGTAGTCGTTGAACATACCAGGAATCCATGCATAGGTGGTATCAGGATTCCATTGACCACCATCATAGGTGGCTCTTGCTTCTTTGACCACACGATGTCCTAACTCTGTTAAAGGTATAGGAGTTGAATTAGGATCAAAACTAAGAGAATTTGTGATAAGTGTGCTCATGTTATTGGCAAATATTCCTCTACAAACAGTTGGCTGGTTCCAGTTTGATTTGATCCAACACCATCCCAATGGTGCGTACCAAAAAATCTAGGTCGGTTGCTGCCGCCGTGCCGTCTTATTTGATATCCGATACGAGCACGACTAGTACCCCAGCTGTCAAATTCCCATACATAGGTGTGTCGATATTCTGGGCTCTGACCTGCTATGCTGTGCCGGCCTTGTTCGGTGCTGCCGTTGCTGTAAAATACACAGCTGGAAATTGCATGACCGTCGGTGTGTGCGAAATTAAAACACCAAGTGGCTCTAATTCTACTTGATGCCGAAGCTGGCTGATAATCAACCCATAATCCTGGAGCCCATGCGTAAGAGTCGCTGGGTTCCCAACTACCATTTTGATAGGTTTGACGATATTCTTTAATAGTACGCTGACGTAGTTGAGTCAGTGGTAAAAGATATTCTTGATTTTGATGTTGTAGATTATCTACCCTTAGTGTTGTCATAGACCGAATAATCCTCGTTGGGCTCTCTGATTACCTGCTGGCTTCCCGTCTGGACGCTCAGGCCATGTTACACCAAAGATTTCTCTCCCACTGAGTGTAGCATTGCCTACTTGATCGGTGATATCAGCTAGAGCCTGCATGTAGTCCCGCCATTCTTGGGGAACAGGTTCCCCAGTTCTAGCTGCTCGTAATGTAACCCAATCTACTTCACGCATGCGTTCATCGCGCATTTGACGCAGTCTTCGTAATGGAGCTGCCGCTAGTAATTCTTGAGCTTTTGCAGTAATCTCTTCATCTGTGGGTCTAGCTTCTGGATCGTCATCCCAAACTAGAGTAGCTAGGTCATCAGCTTCGATGCTCCATTTATTATTAGGACACAGCACGCCCAGTGCTGTTGCCACAGGTAAAATTTTAGTTTGTTCGTCTGCCATTGTATTAGATCCTTATTATTCTTTAAAATGCTATTTCTTGTGCGATTCCAAAGCTCACGCCAACTTCATGATCGTCTTGACCGTTTAGGTAACTGCCGTAGGTGGTATTTAACATGAACTCATGGTTGCTGCCGCCACTACTACGTGCAGCAAATCCGTAGGTTACTGGATCTGTGGTTCCCGGTCTGTCTACCCAAGGCAAGCAGATATGACCCGGTGTTGATGAATCGTTATTGTCATAGCGACTAACACCTGCACCAGTCCATCTACTATTGTATGTTTGATCGTTGACGTTGGCAAATGACGCACCGACTAACATTCCGTCTCTGACTATGTTAAACACAATATTGTTTGTGGCTTCATAGGCCACACAAAATTCCACAAAGATATAACTGTCTAGACTTTTTGGAGTGATTGTAACATCCAAGGGACGTATGATGGTGCCACCTTCTGAGATACCCGTGGCAAAAACATCGCCTCGGCTTCCACCGTCGTTGTTAGGGATATTGTAACGTAGACGCTGCATGGCACGGCTCCATTTGACCTGTATGATCTGTCCTGGTTGATATATGGCGTTGGGATGTGCCACGCGAACAACGCCGCTGGTTCCTGAAATATTGTTTACTTTTAAGGTCATCCACTGATCTCCCTTGCTATACCATGACTAACCCCAATCTCGTGACCGTCTGTGCCTGTGGAACCAAGAGTTCTATTAAGAGCAAATGTATGGTTGCTGCCGCCACTGCTTCTTACAGCTAATTGATAGGTTCTCGCAGCAGTTGATCCCGCAAGATCAAACCAATTTATAGTACTAACCTGGGGTGTTGATGAGTAATCATTATCATATTGCGGAGTAAGTATATTACTCCATCTAGTATTACCTATATCTAAATTGTATCCAATTAAAGTACCATCGCGTTGTACAACAAACGATGTGTCATGATGCATTTCATAGGCCACTGTCCATCGCAACCAAATGTAACTGTCCGCACGATATGGTGTGATGAGTAAATTTAGCTGAGTGATCACATTGCCATTTCCGCTGTTGGTTGCTGAATAAGTGGTTCGCACATGAGTAGTTACTGTCTGAGTCTGCACAACTTTACCTTGGTGCTGCATCTGATGTGCGGCATTGAATACGATTTCTGTGCCTGATTGTGGTTGGAGATTGTTAAGAGTCACGCTCATACAGCTATCTCCTCTACCACACACCAGCTTATACCCACTTCGTGGTCATCAGTTGGACCATTCCAAGAACGATTCATACGAATATCATAGTTTGCACTTGAAGATGATCTTGAACCTATTTGATAAGTGTGCGGACCAACTGTGCCTGGGGAGTCAATCCAGCAATGATGCTGGTATGTTGGGGTACTATTTTGATCATGTGAATGTTCATAGTCAGCACCACCCATACCGCTGTATCTAACATTACCAACTTCTGAGTTGAATCCAATTACTGTGCCCCCACGGATTGCCTGAAATGTTATATCATGATGGGCTTCATAAAAAATCCACCATTTTAGGATAACTTTACTGTTGGCTCTCTTAAGTGTGATATTAACATCCAATCCACTGATTGGTCTACTGGTGTTATCATTATAGCTGTTATAGGTCTGCACACCTTGAAATTTTCTCCAAACAGTTTGTATTGTCTGCCCAGCAGCGTACAAGGTAGTGTTGTTTGGCATTGCTATGAGATGGTTGGCCTCATGTGGTCCTTGTAATTCGTCAGTGACCAGTGTGCTCATTAGACTATGCTCCAATCTCCATTAACTGTCACCGTTTGTCCAGCAGCAATAGTTATTGGTCCTGCACTCATAGCGTTGGTTCCTGCAGGTATTGTATAAGTGTTTATACTGGTTTGATTTTGGTACACCGGAAAGCTTCCAGTGATACTGGGAATTCCAGTTATGTTTAGATTTGCACCAACAGTGGTGTTTCCTGTTGAAGTCACAACGGTAGATGTCAGTGTTCCAGAACTTGGCTGAAAGGTAAGTTTAGTACTGCTGACTCTAGCTGTGGTAATTTGTCCTGTAGTGGCTGTTGTAAACGCCACATAGTTGGAAGCAGCGTCTGCGGCTTCGTCAGATATGACTACGGAATTCGTGGCCCAAGACAATGTACCTGATCCGTTGGTAGTCAACGCCTGTGTGTTAGATCCGTCAGTTGCGGGCAGTGTCCATAACACATTAGCTGAAACTGTTCCTGGAGCCTGGAACCCAACATAATTAGAACTGTCAGCATCACCAAATCTCAAGTCGCCTTGAGCCTGTATCAGTGTATCACTTGCGATTACAAATAAACCGGTTCCGGATGCATCAATGGTGATGTTTTGATTGTCAGCAGCAGACAACGTGGTGTTATCAACTTGAACACCGCCAACACCTTGATTACCAACCGATCCTGCTGTATGTTTTCTACCCATTTGATTCTCCTAGTTACGCAGTTGAAGTTTCGATGCCGTAAACCACAGCATTTACACTTACTGCACTTGATCGTACTACCAAGAGCTTTCCTGCATCCATAACAATACCTGTGCGTTCTACCACACCTTTTGCAGCTAGGCTAACGTCATATTCGATATATTCTGAATCTGCTGGAGATGCTGTAGAAGCCACTGCTATTCTTACAGCAGCCGCTGATGCACCCCTGTTTACCACATTTACAGTTACAACTGCGAATGTACTTGCAGGCACTGTGTATAATGTGGTATTAGTAGCTGCTGAGAGATCTGCTACTCCTAGTCTTCCTGTTGCCATAATTTGTTCTCCATGTATATATTTAGTTTAAAAAGTAGTTGAATGCCAACGGAAGGCCAGTTACTCCCCCTCTGAAATCAAAGGTAGCATTCATTTTAATCGCACCGCCTGTGGTAGTAGTTATGATATTTGAGCTGATAAACACTGATCCTGCTGTCACTGAGTTAACGTTCAAGCTAGCACCACCACCACCAATTTGGCTGCCAATATAGGCTTTGATCGCTCTCTGTGTAGGTACGATATTGTCTGAATCCGCAGTAAAGAACGGGTCTGTAGAGAATTCAGTGATCGTAGCCGAACCGCCACCTAGTGTCACGTTGCCTAAATTAAGTTCTTGCAGGCCCGAAATATTAAAAGCATCAGCATTTAATGTAGCAATACCAGTTGATTGTTCAATGTTAAACAGGTCGCCAACTCGGAAGTTACCGTCCTGGTCTGTGCTTGTAAAGAACACACGGCCACCGTTGGAATCAACTGCTTCGTTGGCTGGAATAGGCGGCTGCAACGGAGAGTTAGGATAGTTAGTTTCAATAAAACTACCAGTACCTATGTCCAAGAAGTCATGCCCAGTTAAACGACACTGGCTATAACGCAGTCTGGTGGTGACCGTTACAGCATCTTCAGGTGCTTCGCCGATGGTTAAATTAGGACTGATCTGTAAGAATGCGGTGTAGGCTCCATCGTTGACGCCCAAGAACGTGATAACATTCACTAATTTAAATGTGCGATCTGGTAGATGTCCAAACACCACATTAGATCCCGGAGTTGGTTGTTCAGTGATCTGTCTCACTGCTACAAATGCGCCTGGTTGGAACACGTTGGCGTAACCGTCGCCGATGTCTACTTCACAGCTGCTGGTGACATACTGCGTGCCTCGGTTAACAAACGATGGATTGGCCAATACTCCCGATCCTCGTCTCACGGTTACTGGTGCTTCAAAGGTGTTGTTAGGATCCGTGAATGTTATAGTTGGTTCAGTAGTATATCCAGAACCAGGCTCTGTGATGTTAATCTGGAATATCTTGTTAGATGCCACCAACGCACGAGCTCTAGCAGTGGCTCCAGTTCTAATGTATGTGGCTACTGTGCCTGTGCTAGCGCCAACACCTACAAATTGACCATAACGATTTCTGTTACCAAAAGTGACAGCTGAGAATCCACTGGCTGCTGTAGATGTAGCTCTTAGAGTCCATGTGATACCGTCTGGAGAAGTTGCTGCTGCTGTGGTTGTACTCACAGCAAGGAATACTCCTTGACCGTATGTGACCTTGGTCCATTGTGCTGTTGATGGCAGTGTGCTGGCAGTCCACGTAATACCATCTAGACTGTAGGCAGCTACAGTACCACTGGTGTTAGACACAGCTACGAATCTGTTATTACCGTAGGCTATACTGTTCCAGTTCGATGAACTTGGCAGTGTGCCTGCAGTCCATGTGCCCGTGACTCCTGATGTGGTAGCATAATTTGTAACTGCGGTTCCACTCTTGATGGCTACGAATCTGTTTTTACCGTATGCAATAGCTGTGAAACCAGTGGTGGTAAGTGTGCCAGTTTGATCCCAGTTTTCACCATCATTGCTGATCCGCACAGTGGTTACATCGCTGGCTATTGCTACAAATTTCTGTGCGCTGAAACCACCAAATGCCACATCTACCCATGTTGCTGATGTCTGCATACTGGCGGCTGACCAAGTAATGCCGTCATCTGAATATGCACCTGTGGTGTTGGCTGAGGTTCCAGCAACTGCTACGAATTTGCTGACTTTGCCCACTGTGGATCCGTCATCAAACAAGCCAGCAGTCATAGCTGACCAGTTTGCCGCACTCGGCATTAAGCTGGCTCGAGTATCCCATGCAATACCATCTTCAGATGTTGCGCCCACTGTGCTGCCACCTCTTAGAGCTACATATCTGCCACCTATGCCATATCCTGCATGATCAAAGTTTAAGATAGCTCCAGTTGCAGCATTAACCGCGGTGATGGTTATCACTAGGTCGTTGGCTGTGCTCAACCCACCGAGACTGGTTCCCAGTATGGTAATGGTTTGTAATCTCACATATCCTGTACCAGCGGTCTGTAAGGACGGTGTGTATTTCCATCCGTTGCGTATCACAGTAAATGTAGCACCAACACCGGCACCACTGTAGGTGCCGGTGACTGATGCGTATACCGCTGCGGTTTCTCCGTATTTGACAGCGGTCCATGTGCCTGAGGTTGGCAGTGTAGCTGCTGTGGATGTGTAGCCGGGTGCTGAGAATGTTACTCTTGGTTCGATGATATAGGTGCTAGAAGCATCTGGTGATACTATTGCTGTGCCTGCTATCAAATGATCAAATCCTGCTGTGCCATCGGATTCTTTGACCAAGCCTGCTACTTTAGTGCCTGAATTATATGTGTCGATAATACCAAACTGTCCTACACCTGCACCGCCTGTGAGCACGATTTTCATACCTATATAGGCTGTGCTGGTCTCACTATCTGTGGCAGCAATAGTCACTGAAGTTGATGTGCCGCCCTGGCAGGTGTTGGAATTTGTAATATAACCAAATCCACCAAAATTACCTACAGCTTCTTCAGCGTCGGTACTGTCTTCAACTAGATCCAACATGCGTACTTCGAACACAGCGTCATCACGGAATTCATCCTGCTGAACTGATCCTCCAGTGCCGCCACCTGTAATGACATATGTGACTTCAGTGTAATCAATACCAGCATTGGTAAATTCAAATTGTGTCAGTGCCGATCCGTCTGTGACAATGCGATCAATAACTGCTTCAAATTGCAGTCTATTATCTACTACGGCTGTGCCAGGTGTTTCACTGGCATCAAATCCTTCTGCCACAGCTCCAAAATCTCCGTATGAACAGTTACCGTTGGTGCCACGGATCCTACCACCATTTTCTGCTAGATATCCGATGTGCGCATAGTATGAGAACACTGATACCAATTCAGCACGACCGTTGTTGGTGATCCAAGCACCAATACCGTCTGATATAACCTGTGTGAAGTCGTTGGAAACGATGGAATCATTACCACCATTGTGCAGCGAGCCGTCGATCTTCTGTCCCACGGCGGCTGTACCCAGTGTGGTCACCCCTTGTACGTATGGTGAGCGAGTGTTGATCCAGGTACGGTAATCTTCTGGACCCCAACCTGGATCCAAGGAACAGTAGGCTCCGGCCGAAACTCTTGATGTACCGTACTCATTAGGTGCTAAAAGATCGCCTGTGAGTCCCTGCAGTGTCTGATCTCTAACACCTGTACCATCACGTAGATAATACATGTCTTCTTCTAGGCTGCCAACCACGCTGTTACCATAGTATCTAGCGGCATATCGAGATTTGTAGTTGCCTGGATATTTCAAATCATATTTTAGTGCGTCAATATATGTACCAACGTCTCGCAGGCATGCTTCACTGCTGTAATACAAGCTCACAGTCATAGATCCAGATGCATTAGATGCAATGTCTAGTGCTGTGTTTGAATCTCTTGTAGTTGAGATTTTAAAGGTTGTTGAGCTTACAACATTCTGTATGTAATATGTTGTACCTGTGCTAATACCGCCAAATACAGTTCCTGAGAATCTCACTGCTGCATTACGCTGCATCCAAGCTGTGCTGGTGCAGGTAAACACATCTGTGGCCGCTGTGGCATTCGTTACTGTGGTTGTATATGTTGAGTCTATGTACGCATCGATCTCTGTAACAACATAATCTCTGTTTCTTTCTAACTGCAGAACTGCGTAATCCACCATCCTGTTACCAGAAGCACAGCGACTACCTTCGTTGGTGGCGCCATAAATGATATCATCTAACAGAGTCATCAGTGTTTCAATGCGAGCCTGTGCAGTAGCATCACCGCCTACGTTGGCCTTGGCTTGTGTTTTCACATAACTAAATGCTGCTCGGGTGGCTGCTTTCTGTCCTAGACTATAAACATCGCTGGCACTGGCTCTTAGATAAGCGTAAGCTGCATTTCTAGTTTGTCCGTTGGCGTTAAACATGAAGTCATAGCCTACTGCATCTAAGATAATTCTAG